GGGCGGGACTAGGAATGTGAACGGTGTCACCTTTCTTGCCCTTGAAGTTCATCTTCTTAACCAGGTTTGCCATCACCAGGTTTTTCTTATACGCAGCAACAATCTCATCACTCCATACTTCAGGAATGAAATTAGCTGCGCTAGTGGTAGTTACGGCATTTGAGCCGGAAAAAGTCGTTGCCATTTTATAAAGCTCCTAAAAATTGATTATCGAACACGCCCTTCGGCGTATGCTTTCATGATTTCTGGCTGAAGCTGTTCATAACGATCAGGATCAGTCATCTTTAGCCGGATTAGGTCAGCACGGCGATAGACTTTGGCTGAAGACTCTCCAGTACCTCCAGTGTCAACGGATGCAGCCTTGAGATTCTGTTTAAGAACCTGTTTGCCTGCATCAGCGGTTTGCTTGGCTTTAACACCACGAATCTGCTTAAATGTACTCAACAATTCATCGGCAGCTTGAAAATCGTATTGACTGTCTGCCATAGCAAACATATTCAAACGAATCGGAGAGGCTTTAACCCACTCCTGGAACTCACCATCCCCTACCACTTCTGCAAAATCAGGATGCTTCTGTTGAAGCAACTGCTGAGTCTGCATCTTCTTGAACTGTTGTGCAGCTTCACGAGCAGCGATAATGTCTGGATGAGTCTCAACTGCTTTTTGAACCGCTGTTTTCGGATCTTCAAAGAAGTCAATCTCTGTTTCTTGTTTAGCAACTGGTTGCTCTTTATTGAGGTTCTGCTGAATCAGTTGGTCTGCGAGCTTACGCATTTCACCTACTTCTTGTGCCTGCCTTCCAATCAGCTTTTCAGCCTCTTGGTGCATCTTCACAATATCCTCCAGACTCTTGCCTGAGTATTTCTCAGGAATCTGGGGAACTTCGGGTGCAGGAGTTACCTCCTCTTGGATCTGCTTTTGCTCTTCAGCCTCGATCTCACTCGGCTTCTCAATTTCTTCATCAATCAATGCCATACTTACCTCTCCTGCCGATAAACGGTTCTAGGAATATTTATAGAATGGAACGGACTAAAAGTCTTCTGTTCCGTTTTGTTTGCGCTCAACAGCTAATTTCTCAGCCCTCTTACGCTCCCATGCGTCATAAGCTGTTGGGAATTGACCTGTAATCCCTTCCAACTTAAACATGGGTCTTGAGATTATGCGTTTAGCATCTTGTGAGCAGATTGGGCAAGCCCTTACTCGGATACTATCGTCCACATAAGCCTCGGTTACGTGATAATCCTCACAGCAGAACTCAAACATTCGTTTCATGTTGGAGCTCCTCGTAAGCCTTCTCACATATCTCCTTGCGCTGGAGAACCAGATTAAGAATATCTAACTGTCCTTTACGGAAATAAAGATCTTGTGTGTCCGCGACAGTAGATAAATCGTTTAAACTAGCCTTCAATGCTTGGAAATCTTCCATCAACAATGACCACCCTTTGGTAGCCATCATCGAAAACATCTCTTCGTAGTAAACTTGTAGTTCTTTGTCCATAAGGAGAACTTAGTAGTTAATAATAACGTTAATTTAACATAAAAGGACTACTTTGTCAAGCCTTTTTTGCTCTATTCATCATTTGTAGGGTCGCAATACGCTCATTTGAGGCAATATCAGCGGCTTTTAGGTTAACTTGCTTCTCTTTTAGCATCACATCAGCCAGTTTCAGACGCTTTTCAAAGTCATTACCGTTGTCCAGGTTCGTTGCTGCAGCCTGAATGATGTCAACCCGATGCTTTTCAGGGATCAATTGAGCCTCAATCATTGTCTTCTGGGCCTCTGCCTGCTCTTTAGCAGCCTTAGCACTCAATTCCTGGGTCTGAGCCTGTTTCAAGGCCATATCCATCTGTTGAGCCTGCATAGCAGCCTGCTGAGCTTCAGGGTTGGGTTGGCTCATCTGGTCCAAAGCAACCATAAGCTCACCTCGGTTGGACAGAGAACTGTTAGCCAGGATACCTTTCAGGATAATCGGAAGCACCGGAGTGTCAGGGCCAAGGGTCTGAAGCAGTCCGATGAGCTGTTGTTGCTCATATTCACGAGCCATAATACCCAAATTACCAGTGGGAATGAAGTTCATGTCCACAGAAGGATAACGCTCAGGGTCAAACTGCATATAACGGAAGGCAGCTTTCTTGATGAACGGGATCAGGAAGTCTTCCTGGAAGTTGCTCAAGGTACGCTTGTACTTCTTGATAATTCCAGCCAACACCATGCTCATACCGCTAGCACCAGCGTCCCGAGGCACGTTAGAAGGCATACCAGAAGCGTCCACAGTACCAGTGGCCTGCAACAGCATACGCTAAAAGTTCTGAGCCGCAGCAGCGTTGGTTCCTTCAGTGCGCCCAAAGTTAAACGGCATCAGGATCTCTGACGGTGCTCCGTTGGTCAGGATTGCCTTACCAGGACGAACCTCAAACTTAGCACCACGAGGCAGTCGGGTAGCATCCATAGCCACCATAGGGGCGGTGGTAAGGGCCATAGAGTCAAGCATGGAGCGATACTGGCTATCAATGGCCTTCTGCATATTGTAAGCCTTCTCAGCCGTACCACGACCCCAGAAGCGACCGGGAACAGTATCGTCTTGATACGCCACCACTGGACGATCCTTCATCATGTACGGACTTGCTTCAGCTTTCAGCAGGATACCGTCATTGGCGATCACCACAATGGCTTCAACCAAGTTACAATATTCATCAGCCTCAGAACCTTCAGGGAACAGATCTTCGTATTCTTTCTCTTCCCCTTCTTCCAGATACTCACGGGGAACCAGCCCATAATACGTCAACAGCTTGACCTTATCGTCTTGGTACTGAGTCTCGTCTTGGGTGGGTTCCAGCTCTTGTGTGCCGTAATCAGAACCAATGTCAACCTTCTTATAGGTTCCATTCTCCATGTTCTGAACCACTTTGTGGATGGAGACATACTTCTCAATTGCCACTCCGAGCGCATCCTCGATGCTGTCAGCATTGGGGTCAATCAGGAAGTTACGGGGATTCACCGGCTTCAGAGGAACACTGATGCGGGTATATTCCTCAACACCGATAGCCGCTGTACCAGCCACGCCAGGGATCGGCTTAGTAGCCGGACGGAAGGCGGTTACTTCCTTGACAAGAATCTCACCAATGCCAGTGCCGTAGATCTCAGCCATGAGTTCAACAGCATCAATAGCTTTGATAATCTTGTCTTGTTTAAAATCTTCATTCAGTTTTGCTTTGATTTCTTCAACATCAAGAGGATTACCGTTTACATCCATGATGTCGTCTTTGATGTCAAAGAACTCACCTTGACCAAAGATAGCTTCCATGACCTCAGCGTGTCTGGTCTCGATAGCCTGCTGCGTTGCAGGAGACACCAGACGACTACGCTCAGTCTCTTTCGTCTTATCAAGAGCACTCCAGCGACCACGGAAGATACGCTCGTACTCGTCCCAGTCAGCTAGGAAGTTAGTGTCACGATAGTCACGCCAACGGTTAGTGTGCTCGATCACAAAATCTACCAGATCGTTTTCTTCTTCGGTAGGTTCCTCGTAGCCTTCTTCGTATTCGTTATCGTCCATTGTGTTTCCTTACCATTTAACTTTGTTAGCCCAGTACGCAGCAGACATCTTCCCTTTGGCGATATTCTCTGCGTGTCTAGCCTTGAAAGACTTGTTACGTGCAGAGCCTTCAGGAGAACCTTGTACGCCTTGCTGTCCAAAGCGAATCAACTTAACTTCATCACCGTCTTTAGCTAATACAGCATGAGACTTGCTCGGATGACCTGGAGTCCGTTTAGGCTTGTTGTAGCCATCAAACTCTTCTTTACCACGTTTAATCATGTTAATATCCTGCTATCGGGTCAAGAATCTCAAACTCATCTTCCTCATAATCAGCGTTGTAGTTAGCAACCGCAAGCTGATCCACATAACTCAAAGCATCCACTAGGTCATCATGCACACCAGAGGTAGGGAACATGATGAGTTGATCCCTAAACTCAGTCCAATCTTCATCCTCGTTAAAGGTGATTCGACCATGCTCCAAGCGTCCTTGCAGTGACCAGATAACTCTGTCCACTTTCTTTTTGTTTCCATGAGTAAGATCGTGTATATGGGCATAGATGTTATTCTTCCTCATCAAGTCGTTTAAGTAAGGTAAGACAGCATTCTTCAATGCTCCTCGCTCAATACCGATTGCACTCGGTTGGAAATCCCTGATGGTTTTTAGAATATTGACAGCAGTCTGCCTAATGTCCCATCGACCATGCTCAATGCTATGAACCCACCAATCGCCGTTATCCAAAAGCTTAACAATAGCAATAGCAGTTTCATCTAATCGCTTCTTGGATGCTCCAGCATTCTTAGCCACGTCCTCAAACCCAGCCAAGTCCACTGCAACATAGTAAGCCCCAAACTGAGGCTCCTTAACTTCCTTAAACCACTCTTCCTTGAATACGTCAGCTCCTGCGGTATCGAAGGAACTCAGGTATTCCTGCTTGAAGGCAAAAGAACTAAGAGTCTTCTGAGCAGCATCAATTTCCTTCGGATCAATAGTTTCATTGTCCTTGGTGGTAAAGTGCCAACTCTTCCACTCCTCATCCTCTTCCTGGCCCAGCTTAAACACATCGTAGAACCAGTTCCTGCCAGAAGGAGTAGAAATAAACAATGCTCTACCCTTCTTGTCAGAGAGGGAAGCACGGATAATCTTTTCCCATACATCCTGCTTAACGAATGCACACTCGTCTAGGACCACATAAGTCAGAGACATACCACGCAAAGAGTCTGGGTTATCAGCTCCCCTTACGAGAATCTTACGTCCGTTTACCAACGTGATCTCAAGGTTGTTCACGTGACTGGACTTAATCACTGGCCTACCTAGCTCATGCAGCAAGTCCCAGATAATCGACCTAGCCTGTCCCAGCGTTGGGGCGATATACATCACCGCTGAACCGTCAGGACAATTCAAACCCTCAATCAACAACGTAACAGCAGACAACCTGGACTTACCACATCGACGCCCTGCTGCCACCACCTTAAATCGCTTCTTTGACCCAAAGACCTCTTGCTGCCACCGTAAAAGTTGGAAGTTAAGACTGGTCATGGTAATCCTTGATTTCCACGTCCGTCACATCCTCTACCATCTCAATCGGCTCATCAAGGCCCACAGAAGGGCTTTGGAGGCCAGAAATGTTGATACTGATACTTGGGGTACTACCACCCTGCTTTGAAGCCTCAAAAGCCGATACAGGCACAATACGATCGACAATCAACTTCCATGCAGCAGCTTGGTTCTTATGTTCATTATCCAAAGCAGCATCATAAATAGCCTCAAGCACCTTTGCGCTCTTAGGTGAGTTAAGCATCCTGAGTTTATACTCATTGATGATAGCCGTATCACCCTTGGGACGACCTACAACACCAGTATTCTTTTTCTTAAGGGCGACAATCTCTCCCTTCTTGGGTCTTCCACGACCACGTTTCTTCGGTTCTGTTTCCATGTTTATCCTTTGGGACATGGTTGTTAAGACAAAATCTAGGGTTCCCCCTTTAGCTTTAATGTACTTTAATGTATATCTTATATATTTATTAATAATTAATATTTAACATTAAAGTTACTTTAACGCATTAGAGTACATTAAAGTATACATTAAAGCTCTAAAGTATACTCTAAAGATACTTTAGCATACTTTTATGCACTTGTCAAGCATTTTATGACAAAAGATTAAGATTTATTGTCTTTTTACTGTTTAAGGCTTCACTTTATAGTCCCCTTCCAGGGTGCACGCCTGCCCGTTAAAGGTCTCCTTTTACAATATTATGTTAAATTATGTCTTCTGTAGCTAATTGTCTTTATCTTTCAATAACTTACGTGATCTCATCTGTCCCTAATTAAATGTACTATTTAGTTACTTTTAGGGTCTAGTTTTACTTTTTTGTAAGCGCTAGAGGTATCCGCAAAAGTAAACTTACAAGCAACACCCCTCCCCCCCTATGTGAGTACTCACTAGCGTCACTAATGACTGACTGGTCAGTAAGTAGCTAAGTTAGTTAGCACTCACGTTGCTAGAGTGCTAGTAAGTACTCACTAACGCTAATGATAATGGATTCTCAATAAGGTTACTGACTAGCGGGTCAATAGTGCATGAAACGTAAATGAGAATCATTCTCAATTGGCACGCGTGAGGGGCGTTGAAGGTGCCTATTGAGGTAACCTGGAGGGTACTTCGGAGTGTTCCATGTGAAACACAAGATTAAGGGTAAACCCTATACTGTACGTCTATACAGTATCATGCAAGGTCTGTGCCTTTCTTATCCACAGGTTGTCAGTCTTATATAAGAGTTGAATCTGTGGACAAGTACCACGACTGGTGTGGCCAACTATTTTTAAGGGCTAGGTAGCCTGAACCGAACTAATCGCTCTGAGGGCGTTTAAATCGGTCTAAAGTAAAGATGTGTAAAGACAGGCAAACCTAGGGTTTTCCCTAATGCACACACCTGGGAG